CGTCCGGCCGCGCCGCCTCGATCCGCGCCTTTTCCACGTCGTCAAACGCCCCGACCTCGCCAATAATCCGCCGGCTGTTGAGAATGTGCAGGCCCTTGCTCCTGCGCGCGTTGATCTCGTCCTGAACGTCCTTCAGATTGCGGTGATACCCGTACCGATCCCCGTCGTGATCCACCGCCGCCGAATACATCACATAGCGCGGTATCGTCTCGCCCGTGTCATCGACAAACGGAGACTTGCCCTCGGCCAGGATCTTCGACCCGGTGAACAGCGCCCAGCACCACCCATCGTCATGCAGGTAGTAGAGCTCGACAAGCCTGACGAACTTCCGCCTGCCGGTGAAACTGAACCACTTGTTCTCCCGATCGCTGTCCAGGCTCAACTCGGACCCGGAATTCCCGCTCTCGTCTCCCGCCTCCTCGATCTCACTCGCATACTGCGGGTAACGCTGCTTCGCCTTCGCCACCGCCAGCCAGCGGCTAACCCCCATGTAAGTTGCGTCGCCGAAATCAAGCTGAACCGACGCAGGGTCGTAAAAAAAACCGTCGCCAACCACCCGCATCTCGATGTCGTAGTCCGCATTCCCCTGCGCGTCCTGCCTGCCGGTCGGAACCAGATCCAACTCGATCCCGCCAACCCCATCCGTCACCGCAGCCTCGGCCGCCAGCGGCGTTATGCTGCCCCAGTTCTGGTCGTCGCACACATACCGGATCGCCGCGGTCGCCAAATCCGCCGCATCCTGGTCCTTCATCGTCCTGGCATAGGCCTTCGGGTCCTGTTTGAACCGCTCGACAAAGCCCACGATCGAATCGAACTTCTTGCCCTCGTAATTGAACTTCACCACCGGCTGCTTGCGGCCGTTGAACGCATTGATCTGCGCACTCGTGTACTGGCTCCCGTGCCGGTAGCGTCTCGCCTCCTTCGCCTCCTTCTGCTCCTCGCGCTTCTGCCCGGTGTAGTCGGTGAACGCCTCCTTGAGCTGGGCAATGGTCCAGTAGTCGGTCTTCTTCTCAGTTGACGCTGCAGACGCAGTCCCGCCGCCTCCGGTACTCCCCGGAGCGTAGCCGTTCGATGCTGCCATGCTGCTTCTCTGCTGAACCGCCAGCGCCTTCAAACGTTACAAGAGCGCCGGCAAAAAGCCGGCTCCAAAGGAGAACCTCGAAATGCCAACCTGGAAAGGCCAGAACGTCAACGTCCTGCGCCCCGCCAAACAAGGCGATCCCGGCTTCAAGGACGACAAGACCGAACAGGTCGTGATCTCGACCTCGGACGGAACGGAAAAAACCGTCCCGAAGGAAGACGTGAAGCAGTAGTCACTGCGCCGGCGGAAAGGGAGCCGCCGGCATCCTACCACCCTATCCAATCCCCCGGCTCCACCTTCGGTTGCCAAATCACGTAGTCGTCCACCTTGCCCGGCTTTTCCTTCAAACCCGGCGCCACGCCAACCAGCATCGTGTCAAGAAGCTGGCCAATGAGGCCCAAGGCATCAATACAATCGTCATGCCTTCCCGCCGGGAAACCCAGCAACTCGGATCGCATCTGTGGCCACCAACTGGCCTTCTCGGGAACGTACAAACCCTCCAACGCCATCCTGCCCCTGATGCTCTGCGCACGTACCGCCTTGTCACCCCGGGTGGGAAACGTCTCCCTGGCGCAGTACGCCTTCCGCTCACGCTGCCGCCGATCCAGATACGGACCTACACCAGACCTGATCTGCCCGCCCTCCTCGGCCCACCCGATCGGCTTCCACCGGAGGACAAGGTCGCAGAACGCCTCGACCCAGGCATCCGAGCTCGCCTGCTGGCGCCACACATCAAGCAGGTACATCCGTCCGTCGGGATCAAGCCCAACGATACAGTGGACCGTGAAATCACCTCCGTCACTGGTGACCGCATAATCTGATCCGCCATAGACTCGCAGAAGATCTCGCGCCGGCGCCGTGTCATATCCCCGAAACCACTCCGCCTTGAAATAATCCCCGTCCTCCGGAGCAGGACGCTGCTGGTACAGCGCACTCCACTCCCTCGGCCCTACCGCTCGCCGCTTGCGGTCCAGATTCTCCAGGTTCTCCCACTCGGGCCACAACGCCTCACCCTGCTTGCGGCCAAGCGGATCGTTGTCCGCCTCGCATATCGCCGGCAGGGATATGACCTTCCACTGGTCACCGCCCCTGGTTGCCTCCTCCAGCAACATCCCGGCCAGGTCGGCTTCATGCCAGCGGGTCTGGATCAACACTATCCGACCTCCAGGCTTGAGGCGGGTGTACAAGTCCGACTTGTACCAATCCCAGGTTTTTTCTCTTACAAGTTCACTGTCCGCATCCTCCCTGCTCCTCACAGGGTCGTCAATCACCACAAGGTCAGCCCTGCGGCCGGCAATCGCACCGCCAACACCAGCCGCAAAATACTCCCCGTCCCTGTCCGTCTCCCACCTGCCAGCGGCCTGGCTGTCTTGTGAAAGACCAACTCCCAGTATGGTCGCATGCTCGTTGATCAGGTTCCGAACCCGCCTCCCCCACTTCTCGCCAAGCTCCTGCGTGTGCGACGCCGCAATGAGACAGTGATCAGGGTTGGAGCCCAGGTACCAGCAGGGAAACAATATAGACGCGTACGTGCTCTTCGCCGCTCCCGGCGGCATGCAAACAAGCAACCTGTCCGTCTCGCCACGCGTGACCGCCTCAAGCTCCTTGATAAGCAGCAAATGGTGCGCCGCAGGCTCAAAACCAGCATACCGACACCACTCCGCCAGGTTGTTCCTGAGCCCACGTCTCTCCAGGACTGCCTTCGCGGCGTCCTGCCACGCGATTTTCACCGCCGAAGCCCAGCCAGGCCGGGCGGAGGCTGAACCACGCCTGAAACTACATGCCGCCTCTCGTGAAACCTGACCAGGTGATCATAAGGATCCCGCATCGCCATCACCATGGCGTAAACCTCCATCACCCAAGGGTCCTTCTTCCGCAGCCCAGCCTCCAGCCACTCATAAGCCTCCCGTACACGCCTCTCGCCGTGCTCTATTGTCGCCACCGCCCTCGAGAAATACTCGCGACGCGAGTCAACAACAGCCCCAGAAGGCAAGAACCCCATCGCTTCACGCACATCAATCTCTTCCACCTTCCTCTTGCCCTTCGCCTTCCCGCCCTTCACCTCGGCCTCCCATACCGCTGCGCCAGCCCAGCCAACCCACCAGTCCCTTGAAGCCGGTCCATGTCCCAGTACCCCGCATCAAAACTCGGCCGGCCCATGGGCTCGATCGGCCTTGCCCGGTACCGCTCGTTCGCCGCCAATCGCTCCGCACTCTCGTTGTACCTGAGGAGTTGCTCCAAGTCGTTGGTCTGCCTGCGCCGGTCCTCAACGTTGCCCATGGGACCCCGGTACCGGGCAAAGAGTTCCGAAAGCAGTCGGTCCGACATCGCTAGCAACCTTCACAAATGGACGGCGGCATCGGCGGATACGGCGGCAAAGCGGGTACCTGGCTGGTGGAGTCCTGAAAAGGGATAGGGCACCCTGACCCCCGCAAACCCAAGCAGTACAATAATCACCCATAACACTATCAATACCATGATCACCGTCATCAGAATCCGGATGATCGTGCGAAACGTCTCACCCAGTGGTATCATGGGAAGGAGTTGCTGTATGGCCCACCACACAACCCCAAGTATTACAAGGGCGAAGATTATGCCAACCAGCGCGCCTATCATGCCGCTCATTTACGTAATCCTTTAAAGCCCCCGCGTGTGTAGTTTACGTATATGGGACCCGTTGAATATGGGACCCTTTTGTATAAGGATTAGGTTGATAGGGGGGGGGTAGTAAGTGAGGAAGATTACGGCGCGGGCGCGGTGGGGGGTCCCATGTCTGACACCCACACCCCCACCCCCTGTTTCTTAATCTACCCCGGGGTGGGTCGGATCGTGCCCGGCAGCGTGGGTTTAAGCACTCCTACCCGGCCTTGCCTTGAAGCATGATGACAAGCGCGAGGCACAACGATGCAATGACGATCAAACTCCACATCGTTGTGCGGTCAGCATGCATGACATGATACCCTGCCCGTGATACGTAAGCACGTGTCAGCGTGCTAGTTAACGCTGCAGCGCAAGGGTTTCTACGTGTTACCCTGCTTGCTGGGTATCATCGGGGTAACGTTGTCGAGCGGATCGTGCTCTATTGTCTCGTGTGCTTCGACTACGATCGCGAGCAGCTCTTGGTCCGACATATCTATGAGGCCACGACTAGAGCTGACATGCTCGCTAATCGGTTTACCGTCCAAACGATCCGCAACCATGCTAATCGCCGTCAAATCTCCCGCTACAGCCTGGTCGACAAGCTGTTCCGCAATAGCGCGGAGTTTTATCTTTTTCGAAACAGGGTCGACGACATCCCTCACAGCCACACGAAGCATGGTCGCAAATTCTCTTTCGGCCCATCTACCGCCGGGATTGCCGCTTTGACCTGCTTTCCACGCTGTTCTAGGCGCTGTTCTAGATAGGCTCATATCTGTTGCACACTCCTAACACATTGACCCTATTGAAGTATTCGACGTCTTTGACCGCCTATTACCCTACACAACCACCCTGTGTCACAATGTCGCACACAATCCCCTTGTGTCCTACGCAATCACTGTGTATATGTACATCACTGGAAACGAGAGGACGGGACAAATGGACTACACGATAGAACACCGCGACGGACTTTGGGCAGTATTTTTTACGACATATGACGGACAATCCGTACATTTGGGGCATTATTCCACTTGGGAGCATGCGAAAGCGGCTGTTTCCCGTCATGAGAAAACAGGACTGCATTACACCCAGGAAGCGAACTACCAGGACTAGACAGGGTTAGCTCCCTTTGCGCTCCCATTATGGAGCGCAATAGCGGCGAACCTGACTGGGAAACGAAAGGAACGGACATGAACGAGATTATTGGGACGCACGGTAAATTCGAACGCGAACAAGACGGGCGATAGTTAAGACGACCTAACAGACCGAAACGGGGATTATTCCCCGTCGCGCCGTGATGCGGCGCCTGACGATGGTCAGCTTATCCACTCCTTATCGGGCATCGCCCAGGGGACAGCATGAGAAACCGCATATTTTCCGTCGATTCCGCCAAGGCACTAAAAGCGCAAGGGTACGGATACCTAAACGGCATACATTACATGGCACCACATGCTGCGGCTGGCGTAGGCAATCTGTGCTCGCATGCGAGCCCCGGCTGTATTGCTCTGTGCCTTGGATTGTACAGCGGGCAAGCTTCCATGGTCAAAGACGATAGCGACATGGAGGGTAATTCCGTTCGTGCTTCGCGCGTCCAGAAAGCGCAACGGTTCATGCGAGAACGCGCGGCTTACATGTGTGATTTCATTCGTGCCGCGCAATTGCTTATTGCGCGTGCCGAGCGGATGAAAATGCTGCCGTGCATTCGTCCGAATGGCGCGACGGATATTGCCTTTGAGAACATCCGCATTCGTGCCGAATGGGCTATTGAGTTTC